TCTCGCCGCCGAGCAGATCGTCGGCCGTGTAGGCGCCGGAGGTTACGGTCGGGACGACTGAGACGGTCCAGGCCCGGCCGCCATCGACGCGCAACTGACCGTCAATGAGCTTTTCCATGGCCTGTGCCTATCCCGCTCAGCCGGCGGCGACATCCGTGATGGTCGGAGCCGACACGCCCCTGTAGTGGACGGCGTAGGGGATTTCAGCATCGCCGCCGGTCTCGGCAGAGAGCAACAGGTTGACGCGGATTTGCTGGGTGACGCCCACGACGCCGAGACGGAACCGGACGCCCACGGAGTCGTCCGCAGCGTCCAGGTCGTCGGCCGCGTCGGGAACGCCAAGGCCCGTCGTCGACGACGCCGCCGGCCATGACATGCCGAGCGATCGCCAGTTGGTGCCGTCGATCTTGGACTCGACGACGAACTGAATGGTCTCGGCCGTGTTCACGACCAGCAGGCCGGTCGTATCCTTGTTCAGGTCCAAGTCCACAACGACATCCCACAACGGGAAGCCTGTCGCCGGGGCGATGGTGAGAATCGGAACGCCAGCGCCAGCCGTGTAGTCGGATGCGGACACGTCAACGTCGGTAGTGCCGGTTGCCGTGGTGGGCACCAGCAGGTTGTAGACGGCGCGCAGGACTTCCGCCATCGACACGGCGTTGGCGGGGGCGGCGGCGGTCGGGAACGATGCGATACCTGCGGCCCCGTCCAGCGTCGCCTGGATGTGCTCCAGGCGCTCCAGGATCGAGCCATCCGCATTGCGGGCAACGTTGGTCGAGTCGAAAGCGTTGTTGCTGCTGTTCTCGCCAAGCTGGCTCTTGTGAGCCTCGTAATACTTGCTCATCGTGTCAGTCTCCGACTGCGGCCAGCGCCTGGTTGGGGTCGTCGCCGGGCGGCTGCGGCGGGGCGATCGCCCTGTTCTGCCTGTGCTCCAGGTCTTCGATGAAGGCCCTGGCGTTGTGGGCGTTCACGCCGAACGGAGCGCCGAGCTTCTTGGCGAGATTGGTGAGCTGCAATCCCTTCAGGTTGCGCCAGTCCTCGGGGATCGTTCTGTCCATGGGCTTGCGCTCGGGACCGCCAGTCACCTTGGCCTCGATGCGCTGGAACGGGAACCGCGTCAGGGGCGCCTTTCGCTGTGACTTGCGCTCGTCTAGCATGGCCTGGAACCGGCGGCGCGCATCGTCGTCCAGCGGCTCCATCTGCGATCCTGGGTTGCCGTGAAAGTCCACGACATCCCCGGCCCTGCAGCGGTTGCCGTCCAGGAAGTGGTCAGCGTGCAGCCGGTACTTCGGCATCAGTTCACCTGGGTAGAGAACCCGGACTCGTAGGTGCGGTCGTCATAGCGGCTGTCGCTGATCCACGCCTTGACGGCGCCGGACGTGAAGTCCTCCGTCCCGGCGTTGTAGCGCAGCCCGACGTACCGCTCGTAAGCGCCGGGCGGGATTGGCACGCCCTTGGCGATCCAGTAGCCGGCTACCAGCGTGGCCTCGGCGATCGCCGAGGTTGTCCAGTGCACCGTCGCCGAGTCATCCAGCCCGACCACGCTGTCCGATTCCAGCGTGACGGTGAGCGTCGCCGCCTCGCCGGCGCTGTCCATCGTCGTGGTGACGAGGATGTGCAGGTAGAGCGGCCGACCGGCCGCCCAATCGCGGATGGTGTTGGCGGATGCGCCGGCGCCCAGGTTGTCAGACCCGAGAGGCCCCAGGTCGATGACGTGCTCGCTGATCGCGTCCGCAGTGATCGACTGAGGGTCGCTCAGCTGAAGCAGGGAGTCGAAAAGCATGGGGTTGGCCCTCTAGGTGATCTGCGACTCATTCGAGAGAATCTGGTCGCACATGCGGATGGGGATGCCGCGAAAGTTTACCTTCGGCTTCCCTTCCTCGTTGCCGACCGTGAGGTACACGTTGGCCTTGTTCTGGGCCTGGATGTCCAGCATCGTGAACACCGCGCGGTTGCAGTAGAACGCGGGCCTGACGGAGCTCAGCTGCGGGATCTTGTGCACCGCCATCGTCATGACCTTGAGGATGTCGGTCGCGCTCGACTCGCCCGTAAGGTCTGATACGTCGATGTTGCAGATGCGGACGGCGTAGCGCCAGTCCTTCACCACGAGGCCAGCCTTCCACTCCCACTTGTCGTGGTACGCCGAGTAGTAGCGCACCGTCGATTGCGTGTCGGGGGTGTTGTGGTCGATGCCGAGGTCTTCGTGGTTGAGGCCGGCCTTGCTCCCCTTCGGGAACACACCGTAGACGGTGTTGGTGCTCCAGCCGATGAGCCAGATGGAGGTATTGTCCGAGCCGGTGCCGAGTCCGTCGATGATGTTGTCGCCGCTCGCTGCGCTGGTCAGCCCATTGTAGCGCGGGGCCAGGCCGTTGAACTCGTTCGGTGCGGTCGAGACGTTGCCGTAGACGACGGTCGCCTGCATCTCCTGGTTCATGGCCTCCATGAACGCAGCCGCTTCGTTCATGCGGAACTGGTTCACGTCGCCGTTGAGCTCGGCGAGATCCTTGTCCACGACGGAGCGGGTTTCGAGCATGCCCACGGTCTCGTCGACCTGGGCAACGGTGCTCTTGCTGGGAGCGACACCCTGGTAGAACTGGCGCCACGTGGCGGAGGGAAGCCCGGTGCGGATGATGCAGCGGTGCGAGGTCGGGCCGTTGGCCTCCGCCCACACCATGTCAGACAGCATCTCGTTCGTCTGCGAGAGCATCTCGACGATGTCGCTGGTAATGCCGCCATCGGGCTCGAGCTGCTTTGCCCAATCGGCCAGGGTCAGGTTGGAGCCAGCAAGGGTTGCCATGGTCAGTTAGCCCTCTGTGAGCCGTAGAAACGATCCGCGAGCCGCGGCTTGGACGCCTGCTGCTGGGGCGGGTTGCCGCCCCCGTTGGGCGGGATGCCCTGGGTAGTCGCCTTGGCGATGAGCTTTTCCAGAGCCGTGAACGCCGCCGCGTCGCCGATGAACAGCCTGACGGCGGCGTGCTCCTCTTTGGAAAGATTCGCTGCCAGGAAGGTGTTGGCCGCGTCCACGCGCGCCTTGCCGTTCTCGCCGAGCGCCTTCATGGCTTCCTGGATGGAAGCACTCGCGGCTTCGTATTCGGCGAGCTGGGCCTGGACATGCAGCGCGACGAGGCCGTTCACCTGGTCCTGCGACAGCTTGTGCTCGTGCGCGAAGGCGCGCAGCGCGGGAATGCGGGGATCGTCGGGATTGATCTGCAGCGCCTTGGCATCCAGACCGTCCGGGGCCTTGAAGTCGGCCGGCGGCGTCCACTCGACTTTGTAGTCATCGGCCTTCTGCGGCAGGCCGGCGAGGCGTTCGTCGTGCTGCTGCTTGAAAGTGGCGAGCTCGCCGATGGCCGCGACGTTCAGCTGGTTGGCTTCCGCGTTCCAGAGCTGCGCCGGCAGCCCTTCGGGCATGGTGGCGGCTGGCGCTGCATTGGGGTTCGGGTTCGGTGCGTCGGTCACGTTGTCGTCTGCTTCGCCTTGTGTGCCTCCAGCGCATCGGCTGCGGCTTCTTCGAGCATGCGTACAAACTGGCGCCGGACGTGGTTGACCAACAACGCACGCTCGTCAGGAATGCCGGTTGGGACGGTCTCGATGTAGCGCTTGCGCAGCACCCGCAGCAGCCGTTGCGCCTGCAGCGCGGCCTCGCCCAATTCATCGGGTGGACGGGCTTCCACCGGCTGCTGCTTGCGTGCCAAGTCCTGCCATGCCGGCATCAGGCTGCCTCTTGCTGCTGTGGTGTGGCGCCGGCGGCGGCGTTGTAGTCCATACCGCCGCCGCCGAGGATGGGACCGAGCTGCTGCACCGTCTGCTGCAGCTCATCCTCGCTGCGCGTCAGATTGGGCGGGACGCCCATCTTGGCAGCGAGCCAGCGCGCGTATTCGAAACTGTTGATGACGATATTCGCCATCTCGGGGCCAAGGCGTGCGCCCAGCATCTCGGCCCACTTGTCGACGCGCACGACTTCTTCCTGCTCTTGCGCCCGCAGCAGCGGAGAGACGGGCTCCAGGGCGATGGTCTCACCGTTGAGCGTCACCTTCGGCAGCTTGCCGCGCTTTTCGAGCAGGTAGGCGAAGCGGCGGAACAAGGGATACTGCAGCTCAATGACGAGGTTCGTGGCGGGCGTGCCCATGCGGCGGGCACGTTCGGCGGCTTCGTCAGCCCACTGTGTCGCCGTGGGCGGCGTCTTGCCGGTCTGCTCGGGTCGGTCCTGGTAATGCGCCCTGCGTATCGCGGTACGCACCTCGTCGATGTGGAAGACCTGGACATCCATGCGCGACTTCGACTCGATCGGCTCGGGTGCCTTCGAGCCCGTGGCGCGGCCCACCCATTCACCTGGGTTGAGCCCGTGCTCGACGTTCACGACACCGTCGTCCTCGTAGGACACGATGGGGTCGGCCTCGCGGTCGTAGAGCTTCAGCGCGGTATACCGGAAGTGGTTGAGCGTCTTGATGGCCGGCAGGGTGCGGTAGGTCGGGCCCATGCCCCACGCCGTGGTTGGATCGCGAGACCAACGGGCGATGATGAAGGGAT